AAAGTAAAGCCAGGGGATAATGTGGATGTCTCATTCGACATTGTGGGCAATGAATCAAGAGACAGATTTTTTGTAAATCTGAACGCATACAGAATTGAAAGGAACTAATCAGGCCTAAAAGTATTTAGAACACAATGATCAGAGAGACACGAAGTTCTCATAATTGGCAATCAAGATCAGGAACCTGGGACAGTATAAATACTCGCTACATTGATTTTGAAACGGATTTTCCAGAGTTATATTTAAGCGACATCTTGGAGGATTTTCAAACCGTAAATATTAATGACTATAAAAATATAAACTATAATAGCTGTGTATTATCTTTTTTAGATGACTATATTCTGGAGAGATTTTGGAAACATCCGATAAAATATGTAGCTAAATTCAAAGATGCAAAATTTGTTTGCTCCCCAGATTACAGTATTTTATTAGGAATGCCTAAAAGTTTAATTCACTATAATACTTATAGAAATAGGCTTGTAGGGTATCTCTGGGCAAAAAACAATATAAATGTTATCCCCACTGTTTCATGGGCCAGTAGTTCAACATTTGACATAGTTTTTGAAGGTATTAAGCCAGGTAGTTGTGTTGCTGTTTCTAATATTGGTATGAGTGACATGAGTAGGACATATTTTGATTCAGGCTACAACGAAATGATTAAAAAGATACAGCCAAACAAAATATTATTTCAATGTAAAAAAAAATACAGAAACCAATACGAAGATAAAAGCGTTATTTTTGTGGAATCATTTTGGGACAAAAAAAATAAAACACAATGGGAGGTAGGTCAGGGCAATCAATAACAACTTCAAGTTCGGCAACCGCACCTGTGAGTTCAGGGGCAAATCAAACTCAATCAAATTCCGATCAGGAAGATTCTGGGCCAGCAATAGCTCAGTACCAAAGTAATGACGCAGCAATTGCCAAATTTAAAGAGATGGCAAAAACTGGAAGTCCGGCACAAAGAAAAGCTGCAAAAAAAGCATTAGAAAAGATAAGTGGCGCGACGAATGATAGATTTGTTAGAGATTTTACAAGCAGCTTTAACTCTCTTAATAGCAGGGAGCTTTTTAATGCAAGAAATAGAAGCGCACAATTAGATACGATCAGGCAATTGAGAGACTATGCAAGAAGAAGCGGAAATAATTTTATTGGAGATGTGTCTGACACAGTTTTAGGGAGTGGTCGCATATCAGAGAAGCAATCTTATGTTTTGGCAAAGTTTTTTAAAGACGTTAAGGACAAATTATAATGCGCCCTAATATTCAGAAAAGGATTAATGATGTAGCCAACGCCTTAACGAAAGGTGAAAGCAGGGAAAGCATTGTTACAAAATTTAGTAAAAAATTTCAAACAACTCCAAGAACAATAGACAATTATATTGCAAAGGCAAAAGAACAATCCAACGCTGCCATACAAGAAGAGAATGAGCTAATAAAATCCGATAACACCACCAAAGAGGTTGCTGCCCGTTTGGAGGCTCTAATTACGAAAGAGCGAATAGCCACAGTATTACTGGATATACTTGAGAATAAAAAAGCAAACGTAAAACCGGCAGACCAGATTGCAGCAGGGAAGCAGTTATGTGTTATGTTTGGTTTTAACGAACCATCCAAGACTGACGTATCAATTTCGGGGGATGTTAAGACCGTAATCCAGTTATTTGCAGACCAACCGCCATTAGTTGAATGAGGGCAGTCAAATTTGATTTAACCGGAGACAAGGCAAACAAAAAGCAAATTGAGTTCATCCGGGCTGTATTCGATAAACACAGAATAGAAACTACTTATGCATACGGTGGAGCTGTCAGAGGTGGAAAGACTTTTGTAATTCTGTATTGTCTTCACTTGTTGGCCCGAAATTATCCCAATTCAAAATGGGTAGTTGTCAGGGAAGACCTCCCGGCACTTAAGACCACAACGATTCCAAGTTTTAGTAAATTGATTGATGCAGACAAATACGGAAAATGGAATTATTCTGTACCGATCACTTTCAAATATAACAACGGAAGCCAAATAATATTTAAGCCTGAAAGTATTACCAATGATAGGGATTTGAACTCATTCCTTGGATTAGAGTGCAACGGTTTATTTTTGGAACAAGCGGAGGAACTAAGTGAAAGTATGTATGACATGGCCCTGCAACGTGCAGGCTCACACTACATCGACCCAATGCCGAAGCCGTTTATATTCATGTCGTTTAATCCGAGTCAGACCTGGACCAAAGAAAAGATTTACATACCATTTCGGGAGGGTGGACTTAACAATAAAGTATATTATCAAGAGGCGTTACCATCTGACAATCCTCATGTCACCAAAGAACAGTGGGAGTCTTGGGATATGCTACCCGAAGAAATGAAGGCCCGAATGATACAAGGAGACTGGACAGACTTTGGAGGTAAGAATCTTTGGTTATATTCATTCAGGCCGTCACATCATTTGCAGGAGAATTTAGAATTTGACAATTACAGTCCAATTTATGAGGCATACGATTTCAACTATTCTCCAACGACTTGCCTACTTTATCAGGTAATCAGAGACAAACAATCAGAAGGCGGTGGAATATTCTTCTTAAAGGAATTTTCAGTTGAAGGTGGGACGGAAAGATTGTGCAATGAGGTGAACCGATTTTTTGACAATGAGTTAAAAGATTACAAAGGTTTTTCTTATGTTACTGGTGACGTTTCGGGAAACCAAAGAGACACAAGGGGCAATTCTACCGACTATGAAATCATTCAAAGGATAAGAAGAATTCCACTATCAAGATTTATTGATACAAGATCAATGAATCCTAAAATGGATTTCTCAAGAGACATTTGCAATACTACGTTTCACAATGATTTAGTTTTTGTAGATAAGAAAAAATGCCCTATCTTAGCGAAAGAATTAAGTCTTGCAAAACCGAATGAGAACGGCAGAGGATTATTTAAAGATCGCAAGGCGTACAAGATGGACAGTTTTGATGCGATGAGATACGGAATTCATGCCGTGTGTAGTTCAGTGAGTGATGTGGTTCAATTAGCGAGGGTAGTGTACGGCAGAGAAAAGTAAACACCTAAACAATGAGATACCTAATTTTTCTTTTATTGTTTTCTTGCGTTAAAGAAGAAAAGCCTTTACAAATCAAAGAGCCAATACAAGCACTTGCAGCGGTTCAGTGTGATTCTGTTTATTACGTTCCGGTTTATTCGGGCAGAATGATGAAGATTTTGCCCAAGACCATTGTGCCTTGGAATTATAAAGGGAAGCGATTTTGGTTTGCGAAGGGTTATGCATTTTCAATTGTTGACCCTTTTAATTATCAACAAGACAGCCTAAAAGAAAGGGTTGTATTTGCTGATTCTGTCCTGATAAGTTATTCAGATACTTTCTATATCTGTAAGAAGTATTTTAAATGAAAATAATACCTGAGAACACCCTAAATAAAGTTACCGAGCAAGTAGCACCGATCAAGAAGCAGAAAAGATTATTGGGAAAAATCATTCCTATGCCTGGACACCGAGTATTTCAATTAGACATATCCAACGGAGAAGTTACCGAAGCGGAATATGAGAATGATATTGAAATTACCCTGGGCAGAGTGATAAAGAAAATTAAACACCGCCCATACTGTATTTATCAGTCTGCTTTGAATTTGGAGAATGCAAAAAAGAAATTTTTAAAAATTGTCAAGAGTGAACTGGAAAAGACTGTTTAAGAAGAAAAGAAGCGATTTAAAGTTTATCGGAAACATGGAAGGGCATAACTTTTATGTTGTGTTCAATCCTTCCGAATTGACCTATACAAGATACTTTGCTTATGTCCAGGCGGTGCAATTATCAGGTTTTAAATTATTGAAAGAGCATTTGGATATCTGTTTGGATTTGATCGACCAAAGTATTTCGGAGGGGAACATTGCGAGAATTGCACACATTACCGATGCAATAAGAGGATATCAAAACTTGTATCTTTCAAATGATTTGATGAAAGAGGTTGTGAATTGTTTTATTTTGATTGATGATGAACCATTAGAAGAATTCAGCACCTCACACACACAAACCAAATTAGCATTGTACGACAATAATTTGCAAATACGCTTTTTTTTTATCAATTTTGCAATGGATTTGCTGCGGAACTTGGTGAGTTTACCCGAACATATTCAGCCAGAGGAATACTTGAATTCCAAAGCAGTGAAGCTGAAGGAGACAGCCTTTTGGAGGGTCTTGAACCTGAAAAATGGATTGGCGCACTCTACGACAAAATAATTGAGATAACAGAGGAAGTTAATGAGCAGACAATACGTTCAGCGAAAGTCTTGGGCGTGTCTGATCAAACATTAGAGGGAATGACATTGGGGCGGTATTTGGAATCTTTGATTATTCATAAAAAATTACAGAATGGCCGACAACATATACGACCTGATAGCAACGATCAAATTTCAGTATGAGAATGAAGGGGCAAAAGAAGCGGCCAACGACTTAACAAAAATAGATCAAGGTGCTGCAAAAGTCACTGGCACTTTGGGGGCAGTTGGGAACACTGCCGAGAAGTCAGCGCAAAAAACATCTTCCGCATTTAAAGAAGTTGGAAACGAAATTAAGGCAACTCAAAATAAGATCACAAAAGGCCCGACCGTTACTGGTGACCCAATGAAGGGATACGCTGAGGCGGTTAAGAAGTCTTTACTTTCTCTTGATGCTGTTTATGAAATCAACAACCAAAAATTAGCTGAGAAGGACAAAAAGTTTTCCATATTCCGGGCAGAATTGCAGAAACAAGGATTGGGACTGTCTGAGAGAGAAATCAAAAGTTACTATGAAAATGTTTTGGGCATCACTGAGAAATACAACCAAGAAATAGCCAAAGCAGATCAGGGCAATTTAACAACAAAACAAAGAGCAGTTGAACAATTAAAAGTTGGAGTCACCCAAAGAGTGAGCCAAATTACCGGAATAGATACCGGAACTCTTGGTGAGATCGGAAGCAAATTAACCGGTGGAGCGGTGGGAGCCACTGCATTGGTTGCCGGATTAGCGTTGGCCACTGTTAAACTTGCTGAGTTTGCAGAGGAAGAAGACAAAGCAATTACAAATTTTGCGTCTATTATCGGGTCAGTGAGATTATCCGAGGCCCTGGTAGATGAACTTGATACTTTAGCGACTCAGACCAAATTCACCGGTGACGAATTGCAAGACGCAGCATTTACTTTACTTAAGTTCGGAGTGGCAGCGGAAGACGTACCGGATAAGATCAGAAGTTTGGGGGATGTGGCAGCAGCTACTGGCGTATCATTAGGAACATTGGCAGACATTACCGGGAGGATAGATTTTCGTGGGTTTGCAAATCCGAGGGAATTAAAAACATTAGAACAACAAGGAATTCCGATCTTTGAAAGTTTGGCAGCGGTAACAGGAAAGTCCGTTCAGGAATTAAGGAAATTAAAGAAGGTAAGTGATACCGATGTAAAGGCAGCATTCGCACAGATGAGCCAAGACGGAGGAAAGTTTGCCGGAGTATTAGAACAGCAAAGCCAATCTTTAACATCTTACAGGAAGCGATTAGGTGACGCATTCACGAACATAAAAGAATCAATCGGGCAGGCGTTTCTTCCGGCAGCTAAAGTCATTTATTCAAACCTGATCCCTGCTTTAAATAAAGTCACTGAGATAATCACTCCACTGGTTAAGGTTGTGGGGGTGAGTTTAAAAAATGCGTTTGAAATTACATTTGGTGCAATAAGTACCGGGTGGAATTTGATTAGCTCAATAGTTGGCAATTTTGCCGGATTTGTGAATGATGTAACGAAACTTTTTGGATTGGATTTCTCCAAAATAGATTTCTCCACTTTGTTTACTGAGTTTTTAGCAACCATCAATGCAATTTCAAATGTTATTGACGACTTTTTTAAGAACATAGGCACCGGAGGGAAGATAGTTTTCAAAGAAATTATTAGAGTTTTTGAAACGGCCTTGGGGAAAGTTTTCCAAAGTATCCCCGGATTACAGGCAGCCGGTAATAAACTTTTGGGTTTCGCATTGGTGAAGCAAAACGAAATCAACGAGCTGCAGAAACAAAAAATTGACCTTCAAAAAGAGTTCAACAAAGAGTATAACAAATACATTGATATGACTCAGAAGGAAAATGCCCAAAAGTTAGAAGAGGAAGAAATCGATCAAGAGGCATTAGCAAGACAAGCGAAATTCAGAGAAGAAAGGGCAAAGGCATTGCAAGAAGTCAAACAGATAACTGCAGAACTGAGAAAGCAGTATGAGGATGTCCAGTTAGACGGATTGTTCGATCCAAAGAAGATAATTGACCAAAGGGATGTTATTAATACCCAAAGGGCCTTAATAGATCAGGCTCAAAAGATAGCCAATTCGGTAAACACTGCAACTCAATTAAGTAAGAAATACAAAATCCAAATACCGTTTACCGTTGATGTAGATTCGTTCTTTCTTCAGAACGAAATACAAAAAGGTTTGGAGGCGTTGCCTGATGCGTTGGTCATTCCTGAATTCCCTATTTTGATGTCCGGGGCGGTTTCTTTGGATGTGAATTTGGATAGGCAGAAGACTTTGGAATTATTAGAAAAGGAGATTTCTTTTTTCAAAGACTTGCCCCCTGACGTAAAAAATAAAACGGTTGATGTATTGGTCAACCTTGGAGTAAAGATCTCCCCGGAAAGCAAAGCAAAAGCCAAGGCAGAACTTGATAAGATCATTCAGGAGGTCACAGAATTAACAGACCCGACTAAATCCTTGGAGTTGGCCAAAGCAATTCAGGAAGGATTAAGCGAAGGAATAAGCGAAAGCGAAATCGCAAGGGTGCTGTCTGAAAAGTTTGGGTTTACACAAGATCAGATTAAAAAACTGATAAATGGAATTCAAACCGAAACGGAAGGACTATTCAAGGAAGATTCAATCTTGAAAAAAGTATTTTCCGGATTGTTCGGTGATGGAAAACTTGGAACAAACGAGGAAGCCAATTTGAGAAAATCACTTCAAATAGCAGCCGACCAAATCAGCAACTTTACGGACACTTACATCCAGGGCGAACTTGATAAGACAGATTTCTTAATCAATCAAACACAGTCAAGGGTTGACAAGTTAAAAGAAATTGCTGACCAAGGCAATTCTGAACAACTCCAAATTGAGGAAGACAGACTTGCAGAATTGACAAAAAGGCGCGAGGAATTTGCACAAAAACAGAAACAGATTGCAGCGGTGGAGGTTGCAACTTCTCAGGCAGTTGCAGCAGCTAAATCAATCCAAGGGTTAACCTCAGCATTTGCAGCAGGAGGCCCGGCCGGTATTGCTACTGGTATAGCCTATTCAGTTGCCTTGGCTGCCTCCATAGCTTCTATAATTGCAGGGGTATCTAATGCCTTTGGCTCTATTCCGGGGTATAAGACTGGAACGGAATATATACAAGGCCCAGGAACAGAAACGAGTGACAGTATTTTGGTGAGGACTTCCAAAGGCGAAAGGATAGTTGACGCATCAAGTAATAAGAAAATCGGAGAAACCAAAAACAAAGACTTGCCGAGGTTAGTTGAGAAAGGAAAAGAAGTTGAGCGGTTGGTTAAGAATAGCGACTATCGAGAAATTATAAAAACTGGACTAAAAGAAAAGTTGACAAATAATGTCTTGTCAAAATCTGACAAGTCCGAAAAGGTACAAGTAAGCAAAACGAAATCCGATTATGTGAGGATAGAATTAGGCGGTCAATCTATGTTGATCAGGGAGGATAAATTGAGGACCGCACTATCCAATACCGAAACCATAAAGGAAAAGGTTGAAAATACACGTGAATTGGTTCGGGCCAATATGACCCATTTTAAAACTGATTTTGCGACTACCAAGACAGAGAAAATAAGGGAATCTTTAGTTCCGATTCTTACACCTGAGAGGTCCACATTGTTAAGAGTAATTCCATCGGACACCGAGAAGATTCAACGTGAGGATGTGACAATCAAACTGGAATCTTTAGGTAATAAAATAGAATCAGGACTTAAAGAAATGGGCAAACGAATTGCGGACATTCAGGTTATGGTTGATTTTAATGAGGATGGTATGATTGCAACGCAGCGAAGGAGAGAGAAGGACAGAATCAGAACCCAAAATATTAAACTTTGAACAAGATATTTATAAACAGTGTAGATTTCACTGAATGGGTTATCG